GGCACGTAGTGGATTATGTGAAATTACAAAAATACTTGTATTCTAGAATACTTGTGTTATACTATAGGTGTAAAGAAAAGAGGGTGGTTGTTAATATGACTAAGGAAAAATATAAAGAGCACATTCAAAAGCAATATGATTATGTTTTAGAACAAGTTAACGGATGGCATGAGTTAGTTAACGTGTTAAAGTCTTTATCTGATTATATTAGTTGTTGTATTGATATGACTGAGGATATTTATAACGATAAAGATATCGATTATCTATCTTATATTGAATTGAATGAAATGATTAATTACAAGCTTAGAGAAGTTTGTAGAATTGTAAAGAAGGGATAATGTACGGTGAGAAATGACAGGCGATAAAATGAACACAGATATTAAAATCGAATTGGAATTTTATTTTACATTTGACGGTTTAATTATTGATTATTCTACAGACTATAAAATAATATGGGATACATATATTAAGTATTATAATAAATATGGTCTAAAACATGAGTATTATTTATATGCTGTCAATAAACATGATCTTAAAGATTTTATTAAAATAAAAGAGTGATATCAATTATCACTCTTTTAATATTTACTGAGTATGTAACTCAATAATCTTTTCGTTTCCTGGTTGTTATAATAAACGCACCCATCACGATATGATCGTATTAACATATTTAGTCGTTGATCTTTACGCCATAACTTAGCTATCATCATATTCTCACGGTTATCATTACCAATGGAATAACAATATCCGTATTCTTTATTAATCTGTTGGTTGATATAAACATAGCCTGTATCCATATCCACCCATACACCATAATAAATATCATCATAATACAATGTACATAAATAATCACACACATTCGTTTTCTTTTTTATGAAATCATTTGTATCATAAGCAAAGTTACCATCACTATAATCTCCGTATGTTGTTCCTGAAATTAATTTATGAAATCTCGATTTTTCTTTGTTTCCTTTTTTATAGTCACTATGACAAATTTGTACGATAATTTGCTCAACGGACTCATTATCTTTAAATGTATTAAATTCTTTGTTTGGATTTGGTGTGATACCAAAATAGCTAAAGTATGGGTTAACAATACTTACGTTATTAGCTAATAAATACACATGCCCTTCTCTTTGTCTAAATATAGAGTCAATAATATTCAATAAGATCTCAACTTCATTCGGTATGTATGCGTTGAACCCTGCTTTTTCTGGTATAAATTCATCCATAATAATTGTATCCACATCTACATAACTTGTTGATTTTAAACTGGCAAAGGAAGTTAGAGAAGTTGCGTAGCCCATTTCACAACCATTTATATAAAAGGTGGTAAAGTCGCTACCACCTGTGATTTTAAACTCATCATCTTTAAAGTTTTCAAACTGATCGTTTAGAAATGTTCTGATTTTTTTAAGGTGTGTTTTGTATCTCCTCAAATAAAGAAATTGTTTTCCTTTCTTCTTATAACGACTAATACAGTCTTTTTTGAATCCATATGTCTTACCAATTCCACGACCACCAATAATAAAATTTAAAAACTTATCATGTGATTTTATGTTTGTTGGACTATACCAATCTACTTGTTGTGTCATTTGAAAACTCCATACGCTGTCGTATTGTAACCACTAGAGTTCAATTCACCGCAAGCCATCCAAACGCGTGAGCCATCTGAACCAATCCAACTAATCCAGCAATAACCCTCACGCTTAACAAATCCGTCATATATTACATGCATACCATTTGTATAATATAACCCTGTGTCTTTACCTTTTAAGCTTGGTGCACGTCTAATTTTGATTGTACAATTTGGATAGAAAGTTCCGATTTCTCGGTAAAAATCAGTAGGGACATAGTTTAAAATATCTTCTGTAATTTCATTTAATAACATAGCTTTAGGGATAAACACAGTAGAATACATAGCTGAATACGGGAGTGTAATAATACTAAAGCCTTCATTATTTCCACGTTGATTTGTTCCGAAAAAACGTCCATATGAACAATTAATATCACTATCAAAAATCGCAATGTGACTATAAGGTGTTACACCTGGAACAACTCTGAAAACAACAATTGCTCCTTGTTGTAGCTGTGTTGTTTCAATGCAATGTGTTAACATTCCATTTGTTTTTCTGTTTTCCCAGATATCTTTTACATAACCACTCGTTGTACAATCTGCGCCTTTAAATCCGTTATATTGACAATAGTCCATATATCCATCCCAGCATTGACAACCATAATATCCATCTTTATCAACTTTTTTACCCATCATTTTTTGTCTGTAATTGTAGTATTTATTTGTATCCATATTCATTTTCATTACCTCCTAGAATATGTTAAAAAATAACCCGTATTCCTGTAATTCCGTGTATAACTCGTTTTCGATTGTGATAACTGCACGTCTTGAACCCTGTAAAACTTCCGCTAGTGTTTGGATGCCAATATTACCTTTACGCTTAAAGCTGTATTCTTCATGCCCTGTTGTATCATTCGCACTTTTTGGTTTGGTAATTGTCTTAGCGATATTATTTACATAGTCGTTTGTCTCAATGTCAACACGTCCTTCCGGAGTTACAGATTGTAAAGCGATACTCGTATCTTCTCCACTCGCTTGTGTATTACCTCGACTATCACGTGTATAAGTTTCCGTGTAGTTTGTGTTTGCGGTCGGGTCGTCCTGGTCTTGGAATGGGATAGTTTTAAACAAAGTATAATATCTATCCATATTGATTTCAAACCAGTGTTGAAGTTCAAATTTCCAATACGCGTAAGTTTCTTGTCCAATTTCATCAAACCAAAAATGCTTTAAAATACCGGTTTCAAAAGCTTTACGTTTTTCAACATCATCATAGAATTTATAGTTAAAATCGAAAATCTTTTTTCGTGCGATCTCTAACACTTCCATATTGCTTAATTCATAATGTGAATCTATTAATTCTGTTAATGCTAAATTGTGGCATACACCGCATATTGTTTCAGTGTTTTCAGCAAGCACTGGACTTTGCAAAGTCAATAAATAGTTAGGAACTTCTAATTTATTCATCATTGTCATCACCTTCTTTAGTATCCAAATTTTTATTAATATTAAAATCTTTAATACTTGTGTTTGAATCTAATTCAAGTAATTTCATGATTTCTTCAAAATCTTCATAAGGTGCAAACTCAACACTCGCATTTAATCCGAATTTTTTGTTTAATTCTTCGATGGCTTTTTTACGTTCACTTAACCAAATGTTTCTAGACGCGATAACCTGCTGATTGTTAGCGTTAACCTCATCTGAAACCAATCTTTCTTTTTTGTCCATATTAGCATTTTCAATTCCTAAGAATGTCATACACTCTCTTAAAATAGCCTGTTTCATTCCGTGTAATTCGTCAGCAATAAAAGGTGCGTTTGTTTGTAGTATGTTAATATCTTCCGTTCTGAAACCTTTTGAAGTAAAGATCGTTTGCACACCTTGTAAAATCTTCTTCATGAAAACTTTAAATTGTTGTAACATCCTTCTATCACCTGTAATGATATATGGTGTCCACTGCATAGTTAGATTCTGATCCATAGTTCGACTTGTTAAAGCTAATTTTTTAGCATAAAAATTTAAGTATGGGAATAATCCAACATATAAAGGACTGTTTTTCATAATCACGCACTCATCACTTGTTAGCGTCTTTTTAATAAGTGGACTTGTGGAAACCGTATGATATTCTGTTGGTAAAGTGTAATGGTTTAATCGCCCACCTAATGTGACTTCACTACAAATCAAACCTAACCTTTCATCATCATAAAAACCAATGTAACCGCGTGTTTGTAGAACATATTCTAAATAGAATGTGTTAATGGATTCGGGTAAACCTTTATACTTAAACATGTTTAAACTCAACATTTGTAAATATGTGTAATAAATAAAGTCAGCCTCTCCATTCTCCATTGTAGCAATATCAACCGCATTACGACAATAATTTGTGAATGAACTTGTATTGTTTAATAAATCCATCTTAATCATCTCCTTCTAACTACATGCTAAATAAAAAAGGTTGAACTGTCAACCTTTTTTATTAATGCACTTTCTTTTCTTTATAATTACCATATTTATCTACCATATCCGCAGTATAGCGTTCTCCATTATAGTATTCATAATTTCCTACATCTTTTGTGTGCCAGAGAGTAATGCCATTATCAAATGCACGTTTGATTTTTTCTAGATCGCTAGGGTCGATATTTTCACCTTTAATATTACACTTAACAGTTTGTATATAATTCCAATTTTGACGCGTGTGTAAATTCGGGTAGTCAATTGTATTTGTTGCATATCCTCGCATATCCCATATTCTATTAATTTTATCCTTATATTCCTTTGTAGGTTTATACGCGTATAAAACTAATGTGTTTAAATCGAGTGCTGTTTGTCTTAATATATCATTTGAACCGGTAACAACACTATCGGCTGTAGCCTGTGCGTCGTGAATACGTGCGTTATAACTATCCATAGCGTTTTGGATATTCGTTTGATTTTGATATTTTGTTGTTAGTTCTCGTAATTGATTACTAATAGCGGTTGATTGAGTACTAGCACTAGCCTGTGCATTTGCATTAGCAAGGGCATTTGCGTTTTGTAAATTGGTTTGTTTTGTATTGATTTGGTTTTGCATGGAGGCTTGTGTCATATTTAAACCAGCTCCGACTAAGCTACCCACAGCACCACTAATATTACCAGTTAAGGCACTTGCGATCCCACCACTTAATCCACCGATTGCACTAATACTAGCATTAATCATATTCGATTTGTTATGAAGATCATTCAAACTACTAGCTAAATTTGTATTTCTAGATGTAACACTCAAGTTTAAATTATTTTGTAAACTTGTTTGCGCGCTTAACGCATTACCGGTTGCACTTGCTATAGCTGAATTGGTTTCATTTGACCTTCGAATATTTGATAAACCGACATTCATTGAGTTTCTAGAGGATTGCATTAAAAGTGCGGTTTGGTCGCTTATAATAGGCAAGCTACATTCATATTGTGATTCGAAAGAGTTATCAAGGTTTATAAGCACACTGTTTGTTGTTTCTGGGTCTGTTTTTAATTTATAATTGATAGGCACAACATTTAATTTTGTGCTGTTCGGACTACCAACAAAAGCAAATTGAATTGCGTTAAAATTATCCCATAATTCATTTTTAAAAATCTTATTTGTTCCGTTATTATCACTTATTAATAGATATGAGTAAGGATACCATAATATTTTAGTATTTTTAATATCGTCCGCATAAAAACGAAGTGAGCCATCTATAAGATTTGTTTTTATGAATGGAGTTGTATCATTGGTGTTCATTCTACTAAAAGCAAATGTGCCGTATTTTAACATAGTAAATTTACCTTCACCAACAACAGTAAAATTTTCTTTAACTATTCTTAGCGCATTATTTACAAAAGCGAGTCCAGGGATATAGTTAGTTATGACAATAGAAACGCATTTACCCACTAAATTTTCATCTTTACGAATCGCGTCTAAAATGGTGGTTATATTGCTTATTGATAAATCTTGACCACCCGTATTTTTTAATTTTGTAACTCCTAAACCTGTAATTCTAGAATATGGCAATATATAATAATTAATTTGACTAGGTGCACCTAAAGTTCCGGATGTATAAGTATCACTACCATCCATTTTACAAGTCATTCCAATTATAGCGAAACTTATATTCCCCATAGGGTTTAGGGGCATTACATTTTCAGCTATAAGGTCAGTACCGATTTCCAAATTCTCCGGCTGTGTGTTGATACAAGGTTTACGCTTATCGTATGAATTTTCTTTATAGTATTGTGGTCTGTGCTCGAAAGCTATATAGGATTCCATAAAGTTATTTTCGATTTCAAAACGCCAGGTTTGTATTACATCCGTTTCAAAACTAATACTAGTTGTGTTATCGTTTAAATATCCTAAACTTGTGATAAAGCAATAAATCCATTTTGATTTGTTTCCTGTGTCTCCATTTTGATAAATCAAATAATTGTATAAACGTAGGTCATCATAAACACCGGGTACAACTACAGTTCCGTCTTTTCTTTGGTATGTGTAATTTTCAAATTCAATGTGGTCATAGTTATTAATGAAAAAATTAAATTGTTCTTCTGTTGTATTGAATGCACCCCAAAAAGTGTTATTCATTGCGTCAATTGGTACACCTTTCAACAGATAAATCTTCGATTGTGGAGTAAATTGACTGTTTACGACTCCCATACTCATCTTAATCATCTCCTTCTTTTATTTTATTAAAAAACAGTTGAATGTTCAACTATTTTATTTATCTTTGATATAATCATATATTTCACGTGCTTTAGTTCCACGTTGTGGCTGGTTTGGATCGGCTGGTCTTTCATAGTTTGCCAGGAATTCAATCGCTAATGTATAAGGGTCAGCGGTTGATTTTGAAAAACTTTTGAAACTTTCTGGGTATGTTTCTGTTGCTATCCATTGTGCTCCGTTTTCCATTTCCCATTGTATTCTCTCACATTCGCCAACTCCAAACTTTGATACATCCGGGTAATATCCTTTTTCTTTTAGCCAGTCAATTATTTTCGTCCACGGCGTCCATTGTACTAAGCCATAACCACGTGAAGCAACCGGTTGTGCAAAAGGTACATCACCCTCCCATCGGTTCGGGTTGACTGTACTTTCAAAATAAGAGTTTCCTAACATACCAGCAACCGCGTTTGCACTCCACCCTTTCGCTTTAAAAAACTTCCAAAATGCAACCCAATTATTTTTAGACTCATCTTCTGTAAGCGGTCTTGTGTTATTAATATCACCAGGTATAAACCAATCACTCGCTGGTGTTGGTGGTTGTGGTTCTGGTTTGATCTCTTCTTTCGTTTTATAAAAGCCTAAATCAATCCCTAAACCATCTAAAATAAAATAATGTTTAATATATTTGTAGTTTGGTTCTGGTGGTGTTGGTGGTGTTGGTGGCTCTCCTCCTTCGAAAGTTTTCCAATTTTGTTTATAACCGTTAACTATATTTGTATTATTTACATAAAATACTTCTGTCGGTAATACGGAACCACTTAACGCGTAACACTGATTCCCGTAATTACATGTTACACCATAATAGACTAAACCTGCATTTTGCGTAAAAGTTTGATCTATATGAACATGATCACCAGTTGCATAGCCAGCCGTTCCTGTGTGATAAATTAAATCACCTTGCGCGTATCTTGTCGCGGTTGGTGGGTTCGGATCATGGGTAAAACTAACTGTTACATATCTTAACCCGTTAGGAGTCCAAACGGGATTATCTGAACTATAGGCGCGTGTATTACCTACACTATCACTATATGACACATGACAAGAAAAAGGAGCGTATACGGGTACGCGTACTTGTCCGCTAATTGCATTATCAAATGGATGTCCACAGCAGTGTGATAAACTTTGTGGGCTTGACCATTGAGTAATGTTCATTGTTTCCATTGGAAATAAACACACTTCATGACCATCATGTACTAACTTTTGACCAGGTTTCATAAATTTAATTCCCCTCTATTTCTACTAATTCTCTTAATTTATCTTTACAGATATTATATCTTTCATAATCCACACCCTTTAGTATATGCATAGCTTGCATATAAAACTCGATATAAAAATAAACACTTAAACCTTCCGGCAGACTATATGGAATATCTTCCGGCTTTTTCATTTTATATATACTATTATATTCACATTTATTATTCATTATATTAACCTCTAATTTTAAAAAAGCTAGATTTAAATCTAGCTATAATTTAATGCCATATAAACTACCACCCACATCACTAGAGGTACAGCGTGTAAGTATCTTATTCGGACCTGTTTTTACTAGCGAAATTGCATATTTACGAGCAGTGCCTGCATCCACACTATCAGCAGAAATATATTCAGCTGTCATAAACTCCACACCCTTATAATTTGACTCAATAGGTAAATCATCAAATAAAATGATTGGATATAAACAATTCCCAAATATTTTTTTATCACCATAACCATTATTAGTGAAATAAAGGTTTAAAAGAAATATATCATATTTATTTTTAATCTCATTAACATCCATAAAGTTACCATCAATAGGGTCTGTTGTGTTGTTTGTATTGTAAGGCATTAATTTTGAAATGAATTCAATTTTAATATCCTTTTTCTCTAAAAGCTCATGCGTGATATTATTAGATTTTAAAGTATACATTTAAATACCTCCCTCACTGGCTACTGGTGTAGCACCTTTTTTAATATTTGTAATATCCTTTTTAATAGTTGTAATATCTTCTTTAATACTATTGATCTGTGTTAAATTATTTTGAATACTTGATTGCATTGTATTACACAATTTTTTTAAACTAGTAATTTCATCATTAATTGTTACCAATTGATTATTAATATTTAATATTTGAGTTGCCTGTGCTTTCTGTTCATTGCCCAATTTCTCTAGAGTCGTATTATATTTATCTTGTAATTGATCTAGTGCGATATTAATACGTTCATCAACTAAACTAGGTAATTGATCTTTTACATATTGAACACTGTATTCTAAATTTTTCGCAATATTTTCATTCCACTGCGTAACAACATCATTTACAGCTTGCACAGTCCATTCAATATAACCCTGTAATTGATTAATACATTGGTAAATATTCATACCTGTATTGAATGCGCTGACATATTGCTGTGCTAAATTTTTACCGCTTAACTTTAACCCATCATATTTCGGTAAAATACTTTGTAGTTTATTATCATCAATAATACCCATATTATTTACCTCCATTATATCCGATTAATTCTTTTAGCTTTTCAGGTAGAATGTCAGGATTGATTTTAGAAATGTTCTCAATAATACTAACTACTTCTGTAATGATCGCATAAGTACAAATCAACGGCACTAAGTCTACCCCAAAAGGTAATGATAAATAGCTTTCAGCATAGTTAATTGCAATGCCTAATGTGTAACAAAAGATAAAACCAACTTTTTTAAATAGTCCGTCTCTCAGTTTACTAGATTTTATTTGATCACCGTCTCTAATTGCACCAACAATTCCAGTAATAAGATCCAAACCATTAAAAACCAATGCTACTAAAATAATTTTCATTTTAATCACCTCTTTCTTTTTCTATCATAATAAAAAATAGTTGAATGTTCAACTAATTTTAGATAAAAAAGAAAAAGAGTTAAATGAATAACTCTTTTTCCTAAGTTGCAATTTACCTAAACAGAAAGGAGGGTTGTCATGTCCTACTCATGATACCGATATTATAGCACAACTATGCGCTATAAACAACCTTAATACAGCATGAAACTCCTGAAGTTTTATCTTTAATTGTCACTGTGGCTAAACCTTCTTCAGTAATCGCGTCTAAGCCGCTAATTTTAACGTGTCTTGAGTCACTCGTTAATGCAGCAGTAACCAAATTTGGATTGTCTGAAGTTGCTTCTAAATTAATAGTAGCATTCAAACCGCTAGTCTGTACAGTAAATGGTACTGTTGCAATTCCGCCTTTTTTAATCTGTACAACTTGAGGGTTAGCGTAAATCGCTGTGACTTTTTCATTTACCTCTCCGGACACGAACGCAATAGCGTTTGCAAATCTAGACGTTGCAATAACTTCCCAGTGGTGTAAGAAATAATTCCAATATAAGCCTTTAGCGTTATAAGCAACACCTACACTATATTTCTGATCAAACACACGATAGATTTCACTATCAACAACTAAAGCTTCAATAGTACCTTCTTTTGTACTTGGTAAAGTTGGCAAAACTAATACATGCGCCTTAAATTCAGCAAATTCTAACTGGAATGTCTGAGCTAACCAATCGATATTTAAGTAGCTGTTTGACTTACCATTTAAAATGATATAAATATCATCATAGTCATTTTGTTTTGTAACAGCCATAGCATTATATTCATTAGTAGGCTCCGTTAAATAAGATACATATTCTGTAATTTTACGGGCTAATTCTTTAGCTGTATCCGTATTCGTAACAGCACTTGTTTTAACGATTTTCATTAATCCATTTTCATAATGTGTAACTAAAGCAGATTTCATATAGTTATAATCATCTTTGTTATCACCATTATACATAGAGTCAACAATACGAGCGATTAAACTATTTACACCATCCCAGCTCACGAAATATTTACGCATATCATCATCTGTAATTGTTGCTGGATAATATGACTTACGGTTAACAACATAAAATGCTGTTTTAATATCCGGTAACTCACGTTTAAACAAAGTGTTTTCCGCATCTGCTTGATTGTAAGCATGTTCTTTTGCACACTCAACAAAATATTCTTCCATTGTATAGCCTAAAGCCATATTTTCCATTTTAAATGGAGCTAACTTATTTCTTAAAATATTTCTGTGTGCAAGCACTCGACCGATTCGAGTTGCTAAATTCATGAATTCAACGCCTAAAGTGTCAGGATATTCTAATAATCCATTCATAAATTCTAATGATGAAACTTCATTAGGGTCTCCAATTGTAGATTGAAAATTTGGAGAAGCTGCCATATACATTGCACTAGCGACTTCCTTGCCTGTTGGTTGTGTTTCCAATCCTAAATCTGTTTGAATCGCTTTTGCAATGTCTTTCCCTGTTGTTCTTGGCATATATAATCACCTCTTTCGTTTAAATGCCTAATTTTCTTAAATCAATTAAATTTTTCTGTTTCTGTTTCGGTTTTTCACCTGTAAAACTTTCAACTCCAATTTGCATAAATAATTTACTGTTAGCCTCTGTCAAAGAATTATTCTTTTCGACTAATTTTGTGTTTTCAGCTTTTAAATCGTCTAATTCTTTGAAGTTTTTTTCAACTTCAGACCGCATGTCATTTAACATGGTCGAGCGTTTTGCATGATCTTCAACTGTTAGCACTTCCGTAAATTTGTTTCTTAATTCCTCACGATCCATATTTCACACATCCCTTCTATTTATAAATATATGATATTAATACTGTAAAGTCAATATAAAATAAAACTCTCTTTTAAGAGAGTTTTATAAATATAGGTTGTAAAGTTTAAAGTGTTACCAGCTAGATTACTATGCCTAATTATGTTATCAGCACGTTTCGCCGCGAGTAATTCTGATATACATGTCTGATTTCCGATCTTTATTCCTTACATATTAATAATAGCATGTTATTTTATTTTTTCAAATCTTCTTTAATTTTATCTTTAACGTATTGGCTAAATTTTTTGTTTTCTAATAAATTTTCAATATAGTCAACAACTTCAACCTCATTTTTATTTACACAAACACAATATTTATTTACATGGTTCCGATACCATTTATTTCGTTTTTCTTTCGATTTTTCATTCAACATCATCATCACCTCCCTTTTCTTTACACCATTCAAGCGGTTTACCTAGTATATACGTATGCACAAATTCATTTGTTTCATGATTAACAATACTCCACCCGTCCTTTAGGTATTCATTTAATGCGTCAATATCTTTTCTATACGCGCTATAATCATAGTCTTTTATACTTCTTACAATAACAACTTTATTTTTCAATGGAGGTTCACCGAACATAATTTCATTGAATTCTTTTAATCTTTTATCACATTCTTCAAACATTCCACCATTTTCATATGCTAACATCTGATATTGTAGTTTATCAACATCTTTTCGTAAGATTTTATTTTCATTACGTAAATTGTTGTAACTATAATCTATAATCAAACCAACGAAAACAACAATAACTATATTTAACAATAAATTCATAAATATCACTCCTTTATAATCCATATAAACATCAAAATCATCCCTATTGCATACACTGTAAATAGAAATGCGACGCTTAAACAACATAATCCCATAAGTAAATATTTTATTATAGAACTTAAAACGCTTATCACCTTATCAACCTTCTTACCTACTTTTAATACTAAATTGTCTATCAACTAATACGATACCACCAGGAACGTGTGTCTTTTTTAAACAATCATTAATAACATTACCCACTCTAAAGTTATCATATGTTACATTTTGTTTTGCCTTTTGTGTCATACCAGCGCATTTAACGTTTAAATAATAGCAAACACCATCACGAATATAATACAACTTATCTTTACAGTCGTTTTCACTAATAAATTCCTGTTGGTGTTCCACATAATCTTTATAACTAATTTCAATTTCTTCCACATAAGACTTAGCACCGATAAAGTAAGATCGTGTAAATACAGATTCTAAACCCCAGTAGCCTAATTCTTTATCGTCAATAATATCTTTAATTGCGTCCGGGATTTGTGTACCTACTAAATGTATTGAATCCGTATCAATATATGCGACTCTATAAATACCTACTTTTTGTGCGGTTGATATCGTATATTTACGTGCATAAGCTGTAACAAATTCGCCGTAGGGTAAATAAATAGGATCCCTAAACTGTTCATCAATTACCTCTTTAACTTCACCATCTACAAAAGTCGCATACATAGGATCATGTAAACGTAGAACCCCATCATCTTTATCAATAAAAGGAATTTTAGGCGTTACATTTGGATTCGTTGCGAACTTGCCATAAACCGAATTTAATTGTCTTTTTGCAATAAATCTTTTTGCACCTTTAGAATTCTTTTTAACTTCCATTTGCTCATCAATAAACTGTCGTGCCATACCTACACACCCCCTAAATTTATATCCATTAATGTACTCTACATCATAAATGTCATATTGTTCATTAAATAACTCCCAATCTACACTTGTCACAGTCATTCTCACAATATCACCGTTTGAGCTGTCAACATATTTTTTACTACCAAAAAATCGACTAAACTTGTCTAACGATATACATGGTATATAATCCTTTTTAATATCAAACGCAAAACTAATAACTCCAACCCACAAAGGATAATCATCATCCTGTTGATATTCACCATCAAAATAAATAGGTGTATCATACGGTAATAATTCATAATACATACGACTGGAAAACAAAGAGTTTACATCGAATACGATTCCTTGCCCTATCTCTTTTTCTTTTAGTTTCGGATTTGCCCAAACGAAACCACCACTATAAGCCGGTCTCAAATCACTGTCTACATTCATTTCTAACGGTGGGAAAATTTTCTCAAATGCCATAGGTAATGTTTTCTTGAAAGCCTCAAAACTACAGCTTGTGGCTGTCATTTTGTTAAATCCTAATTTAAAGCATTCGTTTAGTGCCATGCCTTCAATGTCAATATCATTGAAAAGATAATCAACTTCATGTTGTGTTAGCTCGTGTCCTACCTCACGTTTAGTATTATAATCTAGTTTTAATTTTCGTATTGGTAAATTAAAATCATGTGCGATCTTCTCAATACTGAACGGAATTAATTTAAAACTATCCCATATTGTGGTTTTTGTTGACCGATAAATTGAATATTTCCACCATATTTCAATGGAATACCACAAACCAGTATTAGAGATTATTGTTTTAAAACATTTAGTTTTAGGTTTGTTTGAATACTCATAGCCATTACTTAATAACCAGCTAACTATAAATTCTCCGTCAAAAGCAAGGTTATGAAAATATAATTTACGTGTTTTCTGTTTACACCATTCAATGAAACCGTCAATACTATTCCCATATTCTTTTATACTTGAATCACTAACAAAGCTTGCGCCCCATGCCCAAACTCTACAGTCTAAAGGGTCGGTTGTAGTCTCAAAATCACACGCCCAAACTTCTTCAGGGCTTTTATTTTTTGCCATACTACAACTCCTTTACATTACTTATACTTAACTGTTCCACCGTCAACATATGCATGTCCAGTAAATACTGCCAAACTGTCTTTTACATCTGACATATCCGTTCTAATATTTTTACTTAATTGTTCATTAACAAACATTTGGTTTTTAGTGTATTCACGTGACATATCTATATAATTAAATACTGAAACCGCTTTTCTTTCTTGATAGAACCATTGCAATAATTGTTTATCTGATAATGATTTTATGTCTTTGATTATTTGTTTACCTTCCTTTTTGGTGATGTTACCACCTCTTATTTGTTCGTCAATCGCTGTTTTGTAGTTACTTCTAAGGTTTTTAATCTTTTGGTTTTCCTTCTTTGTGTTCTTTTTTAAATTTTCAATTCTTTTGTCTAACTGTTTAGTGTACCTATACGATTCTATATTTACATGATGAACTTGTTCAAAAAATCCACCACGATCGTCACGTAAAGTACTTCTCGCATTTTTAACGCTAATAGGTGTAACAATACCGCCTTTTGTTTCATTCAATTTACTAAGCCCGACGGATCTTGAAAGTTGTCTTCTTTGCTTATTTTGCTTATCAATTAATTTGTTAGCTTTTTCAATTTTATTTCGATTAAAAACAACCCCATATTTATTTTCTATAAATCTATTTTCTTTGTTAAATCGTTTAATTGATTTTAAATATTTATTAAATTCTTTACGATCATTAAAGTCTTTTATTGTTCGTATGTCATTAAACACAACATCTTGCCCTAAATTTTGGGCTTTCGTTGCTGTTCGTTTGGCACTTGCGATTGCGTCACGTAACCGCTTAACGTCTTTTGTTGATTTCCTCATTTTAGCCAATTTAAACACCCCCTTTTAAATATAAAATAAAAGGGTGTCAGCTAAACACCCCTATTTTAATAGACTATTTAACAGCCATACTTAAATATTTATTTGTGCTTGAATTTGATTTCTTTTGAATGATAGTAACACATACCGGATCTTTAGCCCAGTCGTAGTTAAATACCTGTTTTAATTGCTTTAATGACTGTAAGAAAGGTTTACTATTTGTAGCATATGCCTTACCTTCTTTATCAATTACAGTAATTAATTTTGAACAGGTGATTTCACCTGTTTTATCATTTTCCTTTTCTACATCTTGCACGATGTAGCCAGTCAAATATAGATCCTTACCTACTTGATCGCTTAGACCTTCCGCATTATTAACAGCGTTAAATAAATTCACACGTTGTTCATGTGTCATGTCCTCAGTGACTACCAAACCTGTATTATCCATTGTCATTAATTCATTCCCTAAATTTTCCATTTTAATTTTTCTCCTTTTAATTTTAACATTGCTTTTTCATTAATTTATTTCAAGTTGTTTAATTTTGAAATCAGCATAACAATTTACAACCTATACGCTTTTTAGTGAAGTCATAACACTTTAACATTTTACATGTCGCACCTCCAATAATTTATCAATTTGCATATTTATTAATACAAACCACATAACTAACATTATGATTAATAATATAATGAAATTTATGTATCTGTTTGACACTTTATAATATTTGAAGTTTCCTTTGCAATGCTGGTATATTTGATACACAGATAATAACATCCAAATCATGAAACTTGCAAGGATTAAAATACTAATCATATTAACAACCACCCTCTTTTCTTTACACCTATAGTATAACACAAGTATTCTAGAATACAAGTATTTTTGTAATTTCACATAATCCACTACGTGCC